GGCGTCTAGCCTTGTACAAACGATAAGCAGTAATTAGCTTAGTCAAGAGCTTCCTCCCCCATCACACAGTGTTTGGCGTTATCAATGCCCCACTGTATATCAATTAGATCCATATCGCCAATATCTTTTACTTCTAGGTTTCCGTAGTTGAATATAGAAAACTCCATACCCTGTTCACGTAAAGCCTTGAATAGCAGCCTGGTAGATTCTTTGCCTGTGGCATCGTTATCTAAAGCCAGTATCAAGACATCTGCTTTACGCATAAGGGTCAACTGTTCTTTACTGACTATGGCCCCCATGACAGCTACCCCACCGTCAATGCCAAGGCTTGATAGTCGAACAACGTCTAGTGGTGACTCTACCACCACCATGGTTCCACCTTCAAATTTATCGATGCTAAAGAGGGTGCTCGACTTTGTGATCCCTGGAGGACGGTTAAAGAACCGGCGGGTTAGCTCGCCCTTTTCTTGCCAGCCAAGAAGCTTTCCTGCCTCTGTACGGACTGGAAGGATCCAGGTAGAGTCTGAGTGTCTCCAAAGGATCTCGTGCTTCTTACAGGCTTCTAGGGTTAGCTTACGGTTACTGGCTGCCCACTCTGGAACGTCCTGGAATACCGAAAGGCGAGCATCGCTCATGTCAACCAGTCTGGGGATAGGTTGGTAGCTGTTACGAGCTTCTTCCAAGGAAGCTGACAACCTATCCCAGTCAACCTCTACGTTCTCGTCTAGCCATTCCTTGGCCTTAGAGATGCTGTCTAGTTCTAGGACATCAGAGATTAGGCTTAATAGATTGCCCTTGTATCCACAGGAGAAACAGTTATGGGCTCCCGTAATTATGTGAATACCCCAAGAAGGGTTGCTGTCTTCTACACCCTTGATTGCTTTATGCATTGGGCATAGAGCCGTAATGTTGCTATTACGTTCTGTTCCCTCAATACCAAGGCGCAGTAGTACCCGCTCTACGTCACCAGCAGTAAACATTACTCTAGTTCCAATCCGATCTTTTTAGCAAGAGTATCGACTAGCTCTCTGCTTGCTGCATACATGACTCCTTGAGCTTGCATGATCTCAACAAGTCCTGCAAAGGATTTCTCTAGATCTTCAACTCGCTCTTCTAATGTCTTATCCATCATTCCCCCTTAATATATCCCGGCTTATCAACCGGGGTTGGAGCTGTAGCAAATGTTCCACAGATGGCACACTCCATCGGTAAAAGATACTGTGATATCTCATAGTCTTCAAATGAAACCTTTAGGTTCCACAGATTTGATTCACACTTGGGGCACTCATGACATATGGTGTTCTCATAGTCCATGGTCCCGGTGTAATCAGGCCGTAGCTCTCGTATTGACTTCACTGGACCTCATCCTTCTACGTAGCTTACGACGTTCTTCCGTGGTTGTTCCGCCCCAGATACCCTCTAAACGTTCGTCTAGAGCTAGGGTCAGACACTGTGACTGTACATCACATGTTGAACAGATACTTTTAGCAAGAAGACTCTGCATACGATCCTCTTCGTCTTCAGGAAAGAAGATGTCCGGATCTTTATCCGAACAAGCAGTGTTTCCATCAAACAGCGAAGGGGTTTCCATATTCTTCAAAGCGTCCATTCTCCCAATCCCATAGTAGCTCTGCTTCTGCTGGTCCACTGTTACGACTTCTATCAATCCGAAGGATTCTAGAACTGTCGTCTTCTTCATCCTGGCGCTGTAGTGCTAGGACTACGTCTGAGTCTTGCTCAAACGAAGAAGAGTAACCGATGGCACTTGACGTAACTCGACCCTTGGTCATCTTGCTTGTGAGGACCTGGGTAGTCTGGATTACCGGTATGTTGTACTTCTGAGCAATGCGCTTCATGCCCTGAGTAATGTGCTGGAGGTTGCTTGGACTACCACGACGTGTTTCACCACGGCTGGCTTCCTCATCCTCCATAAGATAAACACCATCAACGAACAGTGCATCAGGACGATGCTTCTCTACCTTAGCAATAAGAGATGTTAGGTTCATTGCCTGGACGGAGTCAGTTAATAGAAACGGATGCATCTCTGAGTTTCTCTTAAGCCAAGCTTCATAGCGCTCTTCTTCATCAGGATTAAGAGCACCACGAATAAGTCTGCTTTGAGCGATGTGAGCACGCATAGAGTCATAACGATGCTGTTGCTCTATGTTAGTCATTTCAAAAGATTGGAACATAGGTACAAAGCCATCTTCATGGAGGTTAGCTGCTACCTGCAAAGCAAGAACAGATTTACCTGTCTTTGGTGGAGCAATGATAGTGACTAGCTGTCCACCCTGCAGCCCACCAGTTGCTAGGTCAATGGTGTTGAACCCACTGGCCATACCGATCAAGCCGTTAGGACGTAGCTTAATGTTTCTATAATCCTCAAGGCGTTGCTCTGTGTTGCTTGACAGGTTAACGTCATGGCTTTCAGAACCACCGGTAAGGGCAACCTTATGTATACCCGAGGTAAGGATCTCTGTGATTACGTCATTGTCTGCTACCTCTTTAATGGAGGAACCAGCTGCTTGGACAGTATCAATCAGGGTCTGTCGATTGCGATAAGCAATCAACTGATCCAGTAAGTAACTAACTGAGTCGTCTACTTTTAGAAGGCGGTAGGTAGGATAGTTATCTAGCAGAGTTACTGCTGTAGGCACTTCTCCATATTTTGAAAAGTGATTACGAATAAACTTCCATATTTGCTGGTTCTCTTCGACAAAGAACCAATCATCTTTTACACCACGTTCTAATAGGTAGCCGAGATCACGATCACGGATGACCTTAGAGATTAACCGTACTTCGTTGTCCGCTGCCATTTACACCCTCTCGATCTCCATGTACCAATGCCCGTATGCTAATGATCTATCTGGTATATCAATTACATTTTTTACTTCTGGTCTATACGGGAGCTCTCCCACAAGATCGGAATAAGTTCTATATGCAGTTACGTAGTTAAACGGATTGGTACCTAGATTGTCAAGATCTTCTTCAATCTCTTTCATCTCTTTTTTGGTATACCCGAACCCTGCTAACTCTAAGCGATACTCATGCTTCTCTGCAAATCGCCAGAACCTGGCGAGCTTGACCCTGTCGTACTCTACTTCTTCAGTGTTCCTGACGATTCCAAGAACCCGAGTAATAGCAGGACGCCTACTAAGGATGCAGTCCAAAGTAACCACAATCCTCTGCGGTACTTCATTTGATATGTCCCCCCCTTGCACTTTAAATAACCGTTACTGTTCCCCAGTAAAGGAGTAGGTCACGAAAGGCTTCATGTGAGGCCTTAGCCTCTTCAATAAGATGCTTAGGTGTGTACTTAGAGATCTCTACAGGAAAGATGTCATCTTCCAGGCTGTCTAATACATAGCGAGTATGCTTGCAATTCTTACGGGTATTAAACCCATTGCAAGAGCAGCGCAGATCCTTTTCAGTTGAGGCCTGTACCTCATCTACGCCATCAAGAGATAAGAAAAACTTAATTGTTTTCCACTCGATCACTTTACTCATTTCCTTCTATCTCCCTCCAGAGAATTTACATTCAAGTGCATGAATGCTTCATGAGCAAAACTATACATAGGTTCACCGTATATGTCACTCCAGCTTTCAATAGGAACGTTTGTCGTTACTATTGTTGGCAGGCCCTTATTAAAACGTGAACGCAGCATGGCATCAAGTGTTGACTCAGCCCAACCACTGCTAGTCCTGTATTCTTTTCCAAGATCATCTACAATGAGAAGCTTTATACTTTGGTCGTCTAATTCACCATACAAAGCCGCTGTTACATCGGTGTCATCTTCCCAACCATTCTTCTCAATTCTAAGAAGCTTTGGAAAGTCACCAAAGTAAACTGGACGTGATGCAATCTTATTTCCCCACAGACCCTGTGGAGCATGACGAATAATCTCTTGTGCAATTGTTGCAGCCAGTGTGGTCTTACCATGTCCTGGCTTACCGATCATAAGCAGTCCAACACCACAGGTGTCTTTGCCTTCGGATTTAATTACTTCTCCATTTAGCAGAGCGTTCATCCAACCAATAACGTCTTCGATGACCTCGCCTTCATACGGGTCTAGATCTGAAAGCTCTTTACCAATATGCTTCATGGGGAAGTCAGCATTCTTAATCTGACTACGCAAGCTATATGGGTGAAGTTCTGAGACGCTATACATTCTTGCTATCCAATCTTCCGAAGACTTCCTTCATTCGCTTCTGAGCTTTTGAATCAGCTGTAGCAGCTTCAACAACTTCTCGTTCCACAAACTTGTACCGGAACTTGTACCAGTACTTGAAGAACCGATGCATGATGCTATCCCCTTTGCCTGGCTCACGCAAACTACGTGGGTCATTAAAGAAAGCTCGAATAGCAGCGAGTAGCTGAACTCTAGTAGCACCTTCACGAATGTGCTTGTTGATCATGACTGACAAGGTCTTGGCGTTTGCCTGATCAGGAACGCCGGGAAGCTTCTGCTGCAATAGAGCATAGAACTCTCCGACTAGGTCGTGAGTGTTCCAGAACTCTTCTGGCTTATCAAAGCGGCTGGCCGCTTTTCTTTCTGGGACAGTCTTCTTGTACTTAGCGTTAAGCCGTGCACGCTTCTGCTCTGGAGTTTCTTCGAAACGTCCAACAGCACCAACGACATCTTCGTCAGCCATAGCAGCCAAGCGACGTATCTGGCTCTTAGAGAGCTCTGGCTTCTCCTCGCCGTCAAGATTCCAACCCATCTCATTTCCCTCCTTGGGTTTCACGCCCGCAGGGCGGGCAACCTGAATTGAAGGACGTAGTCCTTCAATGAGGTTTTGCTTACTACTATTATCTATATATATGACCGGCATACGGTTGCCGGTCGGTAAACTGCCGGTCGGTGTACTGCCGGTCGGTGAAGTCAATCCAAAGGCCTCAGGCGTATTGTTCAAGGATCCCCATGCGAACATCAGTTCCGTGCCGCATTGTCCATTTTCATCTCGGTACTTATGTGATTCTATGTAGCCATGCTTCTTAAGCTCCCTCATCCAACCCTCGATCTTTTTAAGACCATCTGGTAGGAACTGGTGAAACTCGTCAGCTGTTATTACTCGTCCTGTTTGCATCATCTTTAAGAAAAGATAACGTGCACCAACAGAAAGCATCGGATCGTCATAGACGTCTTCCGGCTTTTTCATTACCCCTCCTTAAGGACGGGGAACTCTCCTCGGCAATCCACTTAGATCCCGGGCGTTGACCCCGACGAAAGTTTGCTCCACAAGTAATGAACTTGTCAAACCGAGAAATGTAGATGCCAGGATTTCAAAAATTGTCGCCCGACTTAAGGGCATCATTATTGTTGTTCCCAGGACCGAGAATAGTAGCGCAAGTAAACCCCTCCATTTACCAAGGGGTGCGATGAGGCTTTCTACTGCCGTTAAAACGCATGCTGTTGCAAAAGCTACGATCAATACGTTGGACATTTACCACCTACTGTGTAAAGATTGTCCTGTCAATGTAGAAGTGGGAAGTTCCAGCTATATCATTGTCCGGCACAAAGCTGACAGAGATAGTTGCAAAACTTGTACCCGCTCCATATACTTCAGGTTGGCGTACTACTACAGGTAGATAGTACCAGATCCCTGCAGTAGTGATGTGAGTTGAGTTACTCTTGCTGAATACCGGGGTTCCTGAGGTATCTCCGGTGGTGTAGAACTTTGCCGTAAGAGTATAAACACCAAAGCCATTTGAATCCGGAGCCTTAAGAACTACAGAGCCAGTAGCTCCACGGTTGCTGTAGATCTGAGCTGTACTAGCGGTTAAACCAAACGCCCCAGTGCTAACTGAGGTGACATGGCAGTAACCCTGTCCGTGACTACAAAGATCATTGTATAAAGATCCTTTAGAAACTAGTCTCGCAAGAACAGCGTTAGTGGGGGTCCAACCAAGAAGGCTTGCTTCAAAAGAAGGAGACTCAATTAAGTTACCCGCACCGTACTCTGTATATACATCTTCAGATGCTGTGTCTCCGGTTTGATGAATATAGCTAGAACCCAAAGGCAAGAAGTTTGAAAGGTTAGCATCAAGACGATAGTTCTTTAGCTGATAATTAGGCCAGTAGTTACTGATGCCACCATGAGCACTAGGAACTCTTGTACCCCAATAATTTGATCCGGAGTTTCCTAAGCTAGGAAGCTTAAAGGTATAGGCGTCTGCTGGATCAATAAACTTACTAGCATATTTTCCATTCTCTACCTGTACACCATCTAGATAAAAGGTTACGTTAGCCTGTATAGAAAGAGTAAAGCTTGTTTCTCCCTGTACTGGAATTCTTTCAACAAAAATACGTCGCCAGTTATTTGCATTGTATGAGTCAAGAACTACCACATTAGAAGTGGTAGAGCCATTAGCAGTCGTGCTGATCGTATAGGTTCCTGCAGGACCGTAGATGTACGCTGAAGAAATAATGTCCTCACCATTAGAGCCACCGCTTAAAGTGTAAGGTGGATAGATCGTGGTAGAAGCAGTCACTGTGCCGCCACTCTTAGTTACCTTAGCTAAAGTGGTGCCAAACTTTGCTGTTGGGCTTTGATCAGAAGACATGGCAATGCTTCCGCCAGTTGCTGTCCATCCAGAAGTATTGGTTACAAAACTTGGGTTATTAACAAAGTTAAAGCGATCTCTTACTTCCCACAAGCAATCATTGGGGTCGTAATGATTCTCAGCTAGTGGATCGTTTGTTTGCCAAGATCCATCTCCTGTAAAGAATAGGGAGTTACTGTCAGTCATCTCCATAGCCATACCAAGTTGATTCATAGTATGGGTAAAAGAAGCGTTACTTATATAGAAGACGTCTCCGATATTTGCATTCTCAACATACACGGTGACCTTTGCTAAAGGTTGAGGAGAGTCTTGCGTTGAATCAGGTGCTACGCCGCCTGAAACGAGCTCTTGATATGCTTGAGTAAGCATCATCGGCATTGAGTCTGTTACATCATTTACATTTGAATAGTATGGGTAACCCTGGCTGTCTTTAAGGATTTGAGTCTGCTCATTCGCACTTTGAGGAGCTGAGTACTCTACTCTAGCAACAGCGTTAGTCATACCGGCAGCTTCGAGAGCAGCTGTAGTAGCCACATCAACATTAAACTGATAGTACCTACTTGGGTAAACTGCCATCCACTCTGAAACAACTGCAATTGTTCCTGCAGCAGTAGCCGTGACCTTAAGCATGGTGCTGTTATATGGCATAGAGAATGTGACGTTTGCTGTTTTACCTGTAATCGCTGCAGTTGTTGGAGAGGAAAGGGTAATAGAAGCCTGTTGATTAAAGTCAGACAATACAATGCTGGAGATTGTTGTACCTGAAGCAATACCTGTTCCAGAAACAGACATGCCTTGAACAATGTCCACGTAGTTAACCGCAGGTACTCCACTAACGGCGTTATTTAATAGAAGGGTTGTCGAGTTATTAGCTGCAGAACCGTTTGTTGTAATAACGGCTCCTGGTCTTAAAGCTGCAGCTGGTGGATTAGAGTCCACTGTTAAGGAAGCGTTATACCCAAACCAACCAGTAGTACTGTCAACCATTCGTGGGTTAATAATGTTGTTTACTTGATCTCCGTCAGCTGTAAGCTGAGTAGCTCTAGGATCCTGGTACTCAAGGGTTTTAATTTGAGCTTCTGCAAATTGCAACATATCAATAGCAAAGCGTTTTCCAACAGTTGTACCTGTGATCTGAATTCTCATTACAGCAAAAGAAGCATTAAGTGGTGCAGTCAATCCTTGGCGGTCAATGCTTCCTCCGGTAATAAACTCTGACCAAGCACTAGTTGTAGTAAAAGAGCTAGTTACTACGTCTGATCCAATGTGCAGATTATTGTTGTCATACCAACCTACGACAACTGTGTAGGATGCAGGAGTATCAATATGGCAAATCCAACCACTGAAAATGTAGTTCATACCGTTTTGAACAGGGATGCCATACTGGCTCGCATATAAGGCAGTCGGTCCACCTACAGCTGGGGTTTGAGGAAGAGAGATTGTTACTGCGGTACCGGTAGAGGTAATAAGGCCGTAACCTGCTTGACGTGGTGGATACTGATAGTTATACATGTTAGGTACCGGTGCTACGATTGCTTTACCAATGTCAGTAGAAGAGGTAGAGTACTTCTTATTTACAAAACTACCACCTGTAACGTACCAATGTCCTGTGCTTTCCTCAAATGAGGAATCGTTGTAATCAAGCATCATATTTATGTATGGATCTATATCAACAGACCAGTGCGTTAAAGCACCAATGTATTCTTGAATAGCAGAGCTAGTTCCTTTACTTGAAAAGTTTCCAAGACCAGTTCTATAAAGAGCACGGTGGTAGAAGTCGCCAAGTGAAGGTTCATAATTAAATCCAAGATCTGCCATCTTTGCAGGCAAAATCTGAGAAGGAATAGAGCTACTTGAGTTTGATAATTCAAGCAGGTTTAGGTCTGCTCTAAATCGATCATACTCAAAAGCAAACGCATCTAGTACTAGGTCTAAGTCAAGGCGGTCGGCTTGTCCGGTAACATCACCGTACCCCTGGTAACTGTTTAACCAAGCTCCAGGAAACCATCGTTCAATTTTTTGCTTAGATCCGGTATCTCCAACAATGGTGGTATAGGTGCTGCCACAAGGAATCCAAGTAGTTCCATTGAATACCCAAATAGAGTAGAAGACTTGCTTTCCAAAGTTTGCATCTACATCATTAAAGCTTGTACGAAAGTTGTTGATGGTACCCCCATCAACCAGTGTTCCGTCATAGGGAGTGTCTGGTGTGCCGACGTAGGTCTTAATTACCTTCCAATGAGTTATAACTCTATCCGCAGGATCACCAGAGATGGCATTCCAAGTTAACTGGATTTGGCCATAGTCATAGCACCATGCTTTTAGATCGGATGCGTAAAACGCTCCGACGTTAATAACTTCTCCATACGTTTCAGTACCGTATAGAATTAGACCATATTTTGCCATTAGTTAGATTACATCCCAGCTAGTAAGAATGGGTTAAATGGGTTTGACGAGGCAACTGCAGCTGTTGCAGTAATCTCTGATTGAATAGTGTTCCAGTCTGAACTGTTTACATAAACTACATTTGCTGCACCAACATGGGGTATACCGCTATTGTCGACATTAAATCCAAGAACATTTCCGTAGGTATAAGTTTCTACAAGGTTCCTGGTATTTGAAGAGATTCCATTTTTTACCGTAATACCAACACTTGATATCGCAGTGACGGCATCTCCACTCTTGGAGAAGTACGGACTGTTAGAGGTTGTCACACCATTAACAAGTCCAGCTTCAATGTTAGCCAAGCGATCAGACAGAGAATTCCATGGAGTAGAAGGTTGTGAAAAGGTTCCAGTCCATGTGGATGTGAGCATGCCTTCTTGAGCGATGCTTGTTCCATTGAGGTAGTACTCAATGTTGTAAACCTCAGTCTGCAAGGAGTTTACGTCATCAGCATTTACCGTATCCTGAAGGTTTACTTTAGGAGTAAAGGTGCGTACGTTTAACGGGAAGTATTGGGATGTCATTCTTTTCCTCTTCTTTAGCTATGTCCACCGGTAGGATTAATAACAAGATTACTTGCTGTAATGTATGGCAACTGGTTGGGGTTCAATGAGATTGTACCCACACTGTTGTCGTTAGCGGTGTTTAAAGCGGAAAGGGTTACGAACAGTACACCCGGTACGTTATTGATTGCCGATACAAGCTGAGACTGTGCAACTACTCTTCCAAATACATTCTGATCGTATGCAAAGAATCCGCCTGCATTTAAAAGTGCTTTCTTAATTGCAATTACAACGCTAGATTGTTTGTAAGCACCATCAATTGTTACGTTAGCAGTTACATAGATCGGTACATACGTTGGAGGTAGCACGGTTACAGAGCTTCCAATAATTAAGTTAGGCTCAAGAGATGCCTGTACTGCGAGCGCTAGATCGTTCCAATTACCTGTAGGAGTTGGAGTTCCATTAGTGGTTACAATTCCAGGGGTATAGGTTCCATCATCCTGGGTTTGAACGTAAAGACTGACTGAGCTCCATGTTCCAGCTACGGCATTAGCTTTACCAACAAGAGGTACTGTTAACGCAAGGTTGCTGAAATCATTGAGGGTTACTCCTCTAAACTGAGTATTGATTGCCGCCTTAAGCTTGGACTTAAGCTGAGTTAGATCATCAGCGTCCGCACCACCTGATGCAGCATAGGTGTTGGATACTTGCAATGAAGAAAGAGCAGAAAGATCTGGGTTACCTGGAATAAAGGTAACTTCAGTCAATGCTCCTGCAACAATGTTTCCGGATAACCCTGCACTGGTCTTATAGATGGCTCCAACTAACTGGTTAGTGGAAGGAATCATTCCATTAACGCCATCACCAAATACAACATTTGTTGTCCCATCTTCATTTAAGAAGGTAGTAAATACGTGGTCTGTAGGGCCTGCTTCAATAAGGTTTGCAACGTATGTCCACGGTGAAAAAGCTGCACCCTGACCAACGTATATGTTTAAAGATCCTTGAACAACGTTTGTATCATAGATTGTAAACGTTTGGCTAAGTGACCCATCTGTTGTTCCCAAGCTAATGGGGATAGGCTTATGGTAGGTGGGATCAATTAAATCCGGGCGATCTGTATTTACTGTCTTACCTTCAGTGGCGTCAATAGTTACTGTCTCACCTGGTTGAAGCTGGGTTGTTAGCTCAGCGGCCTCAAAGAAGACTTCACGATATAAGCCATAAATTAGGGGTGCCATAAACTGGGTACCTATTGGTACATCTAAAGCAGTAATTCCATTATTTGTAATACTTACTTCTACGTTAGCTGGAGTTGGGCCAGAGGGGGTATAGCCAAAAAGCTCTGCAAGCTGTAAAACGGTAGATGTTTTAGCTGAGGTTGTTATGGCGATTTCATTTGCAACACGGTCGGTGTAATAGGACATGATGTCGCCCATATAAGCAAAGGCTTCTACCATGATGTTTCCTAGATCATTTGGATCCGTAGGATTCCAGTTATAGCCTGTTCTAACGTTAATTAGATTGATGAGGTCGGCTTTGATAGATTCAAAGTCTCTAGAGGTATAGTCTATTTGAGTCATTATGCCTGTCCTGTAATCGTTCCATCAGAATTAAAGATCGAGGTTTTGACAGTGCTTTGTAGCAGACTGCCGTCTGGTATCTGTATGACAACAAGAAGAGTTGCTGTTCCAAACTCATCAAAGTTCTCTACATCTACAGAGATTAATTTTACATCCGTCATCCATTTAGAAATGGCTGTACTTACAGCTGTTTGGACTGCTGGACCAAACTTGTTCTCATTCTGAAACAGGGCGTTAGTAAAATCAGTGCCGTAGGCTTGAAGCATTGGGCGTTGACCTACGTGGGTTGATAAAAGAGTCAACAAACGATCCAAGTAAATTTGTCCTGGATCTACAGTTGTATATACAACTCCAAATTTATCTAAAGTAAAGGGGTACTTAAGGGCTCTCACTGGACTCCAATCCAAACTGGGTACTCAGGGTCTCCGGCTATAAACATAATCCACACAAGCTGCCCTACATCAGGCACCGTTCTATGGGGGGTGTGTTCTGTGGTAGCGGCGTTGTCTGCTGCTACTGCAAGGGAATTTTTACCTGTAACGGTTTTATGTGCATGGGTCAAAGTTCCCGCACCAGACTTGGCGACCACAGTCAAAGCGGGAATGCTTACAGAACCACCTTGAGGGTCTCCTGCGCTTACCGGTGTAGTTGTAAGTAGGGCAGCAACTGACGCCGCAGTATGGGCTACATGGTCAGCATGAGTTTCATTTACAGTCACTGGAAGAACTGCTCTAGCCCACCCATGAACCTCTTGCCCTGTAGGTTGGCTAACCGTAACTTGAATCCTATTTTTCTTTAATGGGTCGTTGATAGAGGTTACTTTGCCCTCATAAATTCCATAGAATCTAAGTCGACCGGTAGGATCCATACCATATTCTTGATCGGGATAATGTTGAGTCGTCATAGAACTGCGCTCCCCTTAGTTGCTGTCCAAGTAGTGGTTAACGAAGAAACTCCGTAATTAGGAACTGTGGCCGTATAGTTATATCCAGAAGCAGGATCTTCCGCAGCTGCAGTTACCGGAAAGGTGACTTGTGGAGAGGCTACGTATCTTGGTACTGGTACTGAGTTAGCGTTTACATTTGCGTCATAAGAACTCAGAGTTGAGTTAGCAACAGTTAAGCTTTGTCCAGCTATCTCTGAGTTAACGTTTCTATTTTCAGATGTGTTCTTAGCATTCGGATTGGTGTCACCAAGTTTATCTGTACCCAATTCTAGCTCGATCATGTACGGAGCTACTGTTCCACCAAAAACATGGTGGACTGACAATACTGTCCAGTAACCCGACATGTCATTAGGCAATCCATCTAAATAGATTGGATCATAAGGACGCAGGGTACACGTACCTACAACAGTCGCCTTAGCTCTGTAGGCATAACGATGTGTATCAGCTAGGTCGCTAGCGATGTACTTAGACTCGCTAAGAGAGGTTGCTACTTCATATACGTGGTGCTTCTTAAACTTAGCTGGAGAGCTAGATGAAGCACTTGAAAATCTACTCGCCATAAGTAAAGAAGTCCTCACTAGGGCTTAGGGATCCAAGATTAGGAACGCTGTAGTCCTTTGCAGCGTGGGTCGTAGCTATTGGTGTCGAGGTAATTGTTGAGGTACCAGTGATTACTCGGTTTACCTTTGCACCTAGATCTGGATTATCATCAGAGATCTCTGGTTCAAAGTAAAAGCAAGTACCATACATGCGGTTGTGGATACTTAATCCATCCTCATACTTAAAGTATGGGGCAGATGGCTTTTTTTCATTGTAGATTTTATCCTTAGATACAAATGTAAGGGTTGTGTTTTCAGCACGTAAAGCAAAGCCGGCTTGTTTAGCTAACCTACGAAGAAGCTGCCAATCGCTTTGTCCTGCTTGAACTATCGACTCACGAATACGGGGATGGCGCTGGGTTACAGACTGCATGCCGTGCTTAGCTGCAATCTTAGAAACAACCCCATCAGCCGTGGTGTTCTTGTAAACCTTTTGATCAGTATTTTTTAGGAGGTACGAAGCGGAGACACAAGTAACAGTTGTAGAGTGAACCTCTGTACCTGAGCTGGGTTCTAGGGTATACACGTAACCATTAAACTTAGAAGAATTGGGTCCGCTTGTATAAACAAACTCAACAGGGTCCCCAGAGACTACGATCGTGCTATCTAGAAAGGGTTTTCCTTTAAACTCAAGAACTAAGATGTCATGAGAATCTATCTCTTGAAAAAGTTCAGCACCGATCAAGAGCAGCTCTGTAGAAGGTGTTTTGGGAAAGCTTACAGAGAAGCTAGAGTGTCTAGCCGTAGACTCCCATAGGAAGTTACTTTGAGGGGAGATAGTTGTATCAGCCATTAGGAATCCTAATAACTGTTCCAGGAATAATGTCCCATGGGTCTGTAATCTCTGGATTTAAATCCATGATCTCCCACCAGTATGATGAGCTGCGTATTGCTCCAGAGTTTTGAGCAAGGTTACCTAATGTATCTCCGTCTTCCCAAGGATACTCAACATATGATGCGCTGAACTTGGTAGGCCAGTTTCTGTATACAGATATGTCTGGAGAAATAGTTACTGCATTTACTACTTGAAGGATCGGTCCGTCGTAATATCTAGAGAGTCTGCTTATGCTCATTACTTCTTACCCTTCACTGAAGCCTTAGTTGTAGCAACCTTTGGAACAACTGCATTGGCTGTAGCAGCTGCAGTAGTTGCATCGGTTGATCCAAATACAGGAATACGCATAGCTTGAATATCTACCGTAGTTAACATAGGGACCATGTTTGCTGTAAACATAACGTGGTTAACATTTATAGAGCTAAGAGAGATCTTGTAACGAAGGTTGTCATGGAATCTAATCCAACATGGGATACCCGTGATATATCCAAAGTCTGAGCTTTTATCATTCATGGTCAATAACTCGCCTGAAGCAGCTTGCGGATCACCGTTAAGCAGTCTGTATAAGAACTCTAGGTCGTATTCTGTTCCACGATTGATTAAACCGGCAACCTCTGTAGGTGTAAGAGTTCTAGGATAGTTCTTTGAATAAGAACCGGTTATTCCTGAAAGCTCTGTCATATCTGCAATTCGGTTTAAGTAAAGAGTAAAGCTGACTGTGGTATTACCACCAATAGTATTGGCTGGATCTGCAGATGCTTGGGTCCAGTCAATTGGACTAGTAACAGTAGTGTTGTAAGAAATAGTTGTAGGGTTATAAGCAAACCTAAACTTATAGGCATTGGGGCTTTGAGACTTCCAGTTGATATTGTTTGGATCAGAGAAGAAGTATCCTAAATTATTGTTTAGATCAGCATAGCCAGCAAATCCAGTTAAACGCTTTGTAAGCGGCACATCTCTAGTTAAAAAATGATTAGGAGGATTAGTAATGAACTTATCATCCATTGTATTATTGGCATAGTTATTTATATTGGGGTTTGTTGTAGTGGTTCCAGCAGAACTAGGTCCGGTGGGATTTGTAGCGGGGCTAGGGCTACAGTTAAGCTGAGATGTAATATAGGCTTTAGCTGCTTTAAATGAGGAACCAGCATGATTAAGGCTTACTAACTCAGAGTTAGGGTTAAGGGTAGTTGGGCTTGAGAGCTTGTTTCCATATCCATCCCAAGCATCTACGTAAAAGTTATAGAAACTATTTATAGGTGGGGTAGTAGAGTACTCATACCGCATAGTAAGCCAACGCTTATTGCAAGGATCGTACCCACCAATACCTCCATACATAGCTAAAGCATCGAGGACTTCTTGAGGAGCTTGTCCGGTATTCTTTCCACCTGCAGAAAAGGTTACTGGCTTTGGGGTGTAGAAAAGCTGAGACGTTGGAACATCAATATTGCTATTAGTGCTATTTTCATCAACATAAGTATTAGCTTTTAATACAACACCCACATCAGGAATTCCAATGTAACCGGTTGCATTAGGAAGGGGAACTACCTCTATATAAAACGCATCACCATGAAATGTGCTGCGGTATGCACCACGTTGAAGAGTTGCTGTAGGGTCTACCGGGATAGCGGTAGAGGAAAGATCATCGTTTCCATGCACTGTATTAACAGCGTAGATCTTTGCTACTTTTTTTAATCCGGCAATCCAGGTGTCAAGGCTTTCCCCAGACGTATTTGGTATGGAAATAACATCATTAGTAAGAGAGGTTCCGTTAGTTGCCAGATCGTTCATCTGTGAGGTTGTTAAAGCAGTCGTTTGATTTGGGTATGTAATGCCGCTCCAAACACGGATGACATACATTACATACTGCCCGTTGTTTACAGTTCCATTAGTTAATGGCAACCATCCGCCATTAGATCCAAAGTACTTAAACGCAGGGTTGGAGGAAGTAATGGGGGTAACCGTAATAGCCGGGTCACTAACAAACGCTTCAATAGTATAAAAGGCTTTTGTATCGTATGACATTAGACGCTCGCAATTCCCTTACGTCGTAGCTGCTGATGCAGCTGCCTGTTAAATTCATTCACCATATCGTTAGCACCCTGAACGCTCGCCGTTGCAATATTTACATTCATCTGAACTTTAATGTTTACCTGCTGATTAGCATTAAAGGATGTGCTTGTAGGCATTCCATACGCACCCTTAGATGCACCCACTTCAGCAAGAGACATGCTTGGAGCAGAACTGCCGCCCACACCGTATCCATCTGACTTAGCTGTTAGCTGAGCGTCATAAAGGTATTTAGAGAACTCTCCGCCGGTATAGGTAGACCAGGCATTCCAATTAGTTCCGTGGTTACTCTTATCCCAAGCAGCTTTAATATTATACGCTGGGTTTTGAAGTCTACTTGCGTCTCTATCTGGATCGTTCCATTTCTTCCAATCCTTTAAAGAACGAATCTGGAATAAGCCAACGCTTGGACCCCACTTGCTATCTTCAAGCTTTACATCACCAATAGCATTTGGTCGACCTTGAGACTCTGCAAGTGAAACAGCAAATGCAGTAGAAAGGGCTTTTCCACGAAATCCCTGTGCATACAGCATCCTCATGTATGCCCCTCGGCTGCCTCCAGGCATGCCCTTTACATCTCCAGGTACAAGATTGATGGTGCTATCAATCAATGGGGTTCCATCTGTTGCAGAAAGCTTTGAGCTGTTACCCAAGGTATTTAACATGTCGCTGTAGTTGAGTGGGTTACCTGCCATCATCGCACTAGCTAGCTGCGATGGTAGTCCTACAGAGTTTAAGATTCCTGGATCAGAGATAGTGTCAATACTGACTGATTTATTATTAGCACCCTTAGCTGGGGCACCCATGGCTGTAGGAAGCGGTGGTGAAAACTTAGAGCTTCCTGCTCCAATATATTTAGATGGATCAACACGGCCCTGTGCACCGACGCCACCGTTATCACGAAGTTCAAAGTGAAGATGCGGACCAGTTGAATTACCAGCTCCAGGGGTTCCTGGCTTACCACCAGAGAGTCCGATCTCTTCACCCTTACGAATCTTCTGTCCAGAGTGAACCTTGACCTGAGAAAGGTGGGCATAGAGAGTTGATTTCTTACCGTGGGTAATGATTACGTAATTTCCGTAATCCTTATCTAGGCCTGTATAGGAAACAACGCCATCAGCCGCAGCATGTACTGGTGTGCGGGGTTGAACGGCGTAATCAATACCTGTATGTGAAGTCCACTTAGATGGGTTGTGGGGATCACGGCGCTTACCGAAGCCTGAGCTTACGGCGTGCTTATCTGTGGGGTAGTTCATCTCTGGGCTGCCACTAGATGCGGCTGTACCCATTCCTGGGGCTGCATTACCGCCCTGGAATAATCCCTGGATTAGACCCGCACCTGCTCCTAAAACGGCTCCTATGGCCGTTCCAGGGCCCGGAAGGATGCTTCCTATGGAAGCGCCTATAAGAGCGTCTATGCCCATGTCAGCGGCCGTGTTACCGACCTTTTTGACTGTCTTATTCTTGGCTAATCCAGTGTTATCCAGACCGCCCTTAAGAAGACTTGCCAAGGCAGCCAAGCCGGCTAGTCCTCCGGCTTTACCTAAACGTCCCGCAATTCCAGCCCCGCCCTTGGCTGTACCGACTGTGTATCCCTGACCTGGAAAGTTTTCTGCAGCAGCAATCGGATTGTTCTGAGAACTAAGCATCTGTGATAGAGCACGGTTTTGAAGAGCTCCATAACCAAAGCTCATACCTGCCCCAGCTAATGTGGAGATGGTTGCTCCAGGACCACCAAGTCCTGGGAAGGTTTCAAGAACGCCTTTAAGCTTTCCAAATAGATCGACAACTCCAGGAAGGGTATTGGCTAATCCAGCCATGCCGTTATTAATCGAGGCAGCTGTGTTAAGGGAGGTGTTGTATCCAGATACAAGTCCGCCGCTCATTGCGGTGGTTACATTAGATGTACTTGTATTGTAATTAAACTGAGCGGCTAAAGGACTTCCTGCCCCAACCTTCATTAGTCCAAGAGCAGATGTAGATCCGCTTAGATCTGATTTACTTAAACCAGAACCCTTTGATGCACGAGCAACAATACCTGCTTGAATGCTCGCCATGAGGTCTGGGTTGCCGCCAGCAATCTGTGCAATAGTGTTATAGCCCTTGCTGTTAGGGTTGTAAACCATCTGAGCTTGATCAAGGGTTACAGTCTTACCACTATATAAAAAGTTATATACACCATTGATGATGTCGTTGATTGGCTTAAGAGAGCCATCAGGATTACGAGCGGTCACACCAACTCGTAAGAAGTTCATGCCGTTAATTCCGGAGAGTCCAGCAGCTACTTGCTGATTGCTTCCTCCAGTAAGTGCGCTAAGTCCACCTACAGCCCCCATAATATTTTTGGAGCTCATGGTGTTGGCTAAATAACCACCACTATATGCAGCAGTGGCCATCGCTTGAATAGGGCCGGTAGCACTAGTGGCTCCGTTACCTACGGCTTTATTAGCCGCTTGCATTGCCTGCATAGCAGACATGCCACTAAGGCCTGCAAATGTATCTGCAGTCATACGCTGGGTTACAGCGTTCATCGTTGAAGGCATCATGCCCATACCGATGCTACCTACTGTTGCTACAGCGGCAATTCCACCTGCAACCTTTTCAGCAGTTGTATATGGGACATTCGGCATAGTTCCCATGCCGATGTTTCCACTACCAGTGTTGTTACCATTTTTACCAACACTGCCTAGGGACTTAGCAATATTGTTTGCAGACTTTTCCATCTGCAACATCAGCTTTAAGCTGACATTAAAGCCCTTGTTTACTTTATTAAAGAAAGAGTCAAGACCAGCGTTTGAGCCCAGGGCAAGTGCACCCCCCGAGTCGGAAGGCATCTGCATATTGCCGTATGCGGCCATTACTTCACCCTAGGTCTCTCTATGGCTTTGTTAATCCAAAGCATTCTTTCTCTGACAGAGAGATTGCGGATCTCAGTTAAAGTCCAACCAGGATAATTCTGAGCCAGAATATCGTAGGTCTGGATTACTAGATCGTAATCAATCTCACTCTTGAAACAACTCTGCCAACGTAAGTGGCATCGGGACCTCCGACCCGCAGAACTTACATGGCACTGTTACTTCGCTGAGTTGTGGACCTGGGTTGCGATCTGATATAGCCTTAAGGATATCCCGGCGGTCTTTGATACTGAGCTGACGAACCTGCTCCGTATCCATGACAGGGAGACCATTAATGGTCTTAACGCAGCTCTTGAGTACGAGGGTGTCTAATTCAGCTGCGGTCTTATTGGATGAGTTTACTATAGCTTTCTGTGTAATACCGTTTGGAAGAGATACTTCTACCTCACCAATCTTGCACTTAAGAGTGAAAAGGCGATCACCGTCTAGCTTTTTAACCTTAACGTCTTTGTTAAGATCAATAGATACTTCTTGAACGTCTGAAGAACATGGGCAGATATTTCCTTCAAAATTAATCTCATCACCAAAGGTGACACGACGAATCGTAAGGAGGATAAGCTCACGGTCTCCAGCTAGTAACATATCGAGTGTATCCCGATCTACTGCTTTTTCACCAAGCTTTACTACTGCTCGTTCTAGGATGGCAAGGAGGGCTTTGCCTGTATCTCCAGCTTTTGCAATAGCTTCTTCATCTGCTCCGTTTAGTTCACGAACTTCTGCAGTTCCAATAAATCCATCAAATGGATCCATTAATCCTGCAGCCAACTCTACGTGAGTATCAGGAGGCGTCTCAACACGCTTCTTAGCGGGTTTAGCTACCGCCTCCTGAGCCTCTAATGCTTCTGCGACCATCTTATTCGCAAGTTGTGGATTATTAATTGCACTTACTTCGTTAGTCATATTGTTTACCTTATCGTTTTAATGTTTAAGCTGAAGGAAGGGTCTGTGCTCCACCTGCAGTTGTATAGTCCTGAGCGTATGAAACGTCAAAGCCTTCATGAACAACCTGAATTTCTTCAACCATGAGGGTGTTAGCACCGGCATCAAGGTTGCTGTAGCTGAGGTTTGTGATCCATGCGTTATAGACTTTGAAGCGCAGTGATACATGCTGATCTGTTGGATTTCCAGCAACTCCTCCATTAAGGTTAGTTGTGCCCTGTGGGTTAGGGTGGCTGAGTACTGCGATGTCAATTGTGCAACGGAAATCTGCGCCAATTCCTGTTGTAGCATCTCCACTGAGTACTGTAAACAAACGCTTCATCCACATTGGGTTTGCATCCTGTGCAAGCATTACACCCTTAGAAAAGCTAATAGGTGTAAAAGAAGTCTGACCAGGAATCTGGTGGAAGTTCGTGTTATATCCACCTTCACGGTAAGCGATTGCTTCAGTAGCAATACTCAAACCAGAAGCTGATACGAATCCCATAGTTGCCCAGGCCTTATTTGCAGATGCCCATGTAGAGTCTTGTGCATGGGGGCTAAACGTAACCAAGAACTTAAAGTTACGAACTGGATCCGTAGCAAGTGTGCTAAACGGATTAGTGATTGGACCGTTAGTCATTTTTAGTTATCTCCTTACGCCGTAGCGTTTCCGGTAAGTTGTCCCAACTTGATGACAACAAACTCTGCTGGGTATTCAATAGCTACGCCTATTTCGACATTTACAATGCCGTTCTGGATATCTGCATCGCTGTTATTAGTAGCGTTACAAGTTACATAAAAGGCCTGGCTTGGATCTGTTCCACGAAGTCCACCCTGCTGCCAATATCCACGAAGGAAGGTAGAGAGTGAGGTTGTGATGCGTCCCCATAGAATTGAGTCATTATTCTCAAACAGAGCAAATGCGCTGCGCTGTTCAAGCTCTGTCTTCAAGTACATGATAGAACGACGAACGTTGATGTAGCGGTTAGATGTGGTGTTGTTCATGGTACGAGCGCCCATGATTACGATTCCACTACCTGGGATCTGACGGATAGCATTGATTGGTTCTGTACCAGTATTCAATGTATCAAGGTCAGAGTTAGAAAGCTGGGTCTGTGTTGCAACAGCCAGTGCAATTCGGTTGCTGAATCCTGCTGGTGCTTTAAAGACACCACGTGCTGAATCGGTAGCAATGTACTGGCCGATTGCTGCAGCTCCAGGAGCTTGATTACGAAGTGCGCCACGAGCAGCCTTTGTTGTATCTGGAATACTGATCCAAGGATAGTAGAGGGCTGCAACTTCACCAGCAGAAGAACCTGCAAATGGTGATGTAGCTTTAAGGTCAGAAGCATACTGCTTAGCATCTGATACTGCAAGTCCTGATGGAACGTCACAGACTACAAAACAGTTTTCACGACCGGCTGCATATGCAACAGCATCTGCCTGAAGCTGTAGAGACAATGTGCGATCTCCTGAGCTTCCACCTGAGGTGTACTGGTAAGCAGCCTGAGGAATGTTAAATACTAATGGATTCTGAATAGGATCAAAGTTAGTATAAACAGCCTGATAGTTAGCACGTGAAGGTGCTGATCCATCAAGACCACCTGTAAGTGCATGCTGTACTCCGTCAGCTGTAGGGTTGTTTCCTGGAGCAACTGTTGCAGAGTGCTCGTCAGTTACAACTACATACGCTGAAGATGCATTGATGTATGAGATTGCGTAGCGTGGATCAGTGCTTGACATTGAAAGATCAGTAAACTGCTCAATAAGAGTTGAAGTTCCACCGATCAATTCATATACGTAGAGAGCAAAACGACCAGCAGCACCGGTATTGATTACCTGAACTGAGAGTGAGTTGCCCCATGAACCAGCATTAGATGCAGTTACTAGAAGGGTTGACAAAGATGAGCTGTCTGTCAAGACAACTGATGAGGCTGCGGATCCTGAACCTAGGACACGCTGAACGTAAGCTTGGTTACCGCCATTAGCAAAAAAGTTATAGACAGCCCAAGTGGTTGGATAAGCATCTTGTACATCTCCGAAGCTATCAACAAACTTCTTCCATGAACGTACGAGTACTGGTGCTGAGGACTTTCCTGAAGGCAATGCTCCAAGGAAAGCGCCAACAGCAGAGCCATTGTCAGTTAGTTCAACTGTCTGGCTTACTGGCACTTCTTGTACAAAGACGCCGGGTCTACTAAATGTAGCCATTCCGGTTTACTCCTTAGTTATAGTTGGTTTCTGTAGGTACCTAGTGGTGAGCGTTTTATGAACCGTATGTATGGTCTTGATAGTTAAACGTGATCTTGGGCGTTTGTGTAACTTCGTAGATTTCTGAGAAGACTTCTGGGAAGAGCTCAGAACTAATACGAATAGTATAGACGTTACTGAACAGTCTTTTATCCTGTTCTGTTCTATCTCTTTTGGTGAAGCTCAAAACATCCAGACGACGGGCGGTCCCATCCTCAGGGATATATAGCTGACCAAATCTAAATGGCAGTCTTCCAGGACTGAAGAGCGCATTAATCATCGCCCGATCATGTCGTGGTTGACGGCAGTAGGTGGTGACCTGATAGTCAAGGTTTACTGGAATTGGTTCCCAAGTAGCTATAGGACCAGCTTGACCTTCTGGGGTATATGGCGTGGTTATATACCCACGCATGGCACGGTCAAAAGCTTCAGCAATTCCAATCAATTCAATGGTTATATATGGATATGACTGCTGATGGATTTCTTTATCTGGCTGACCATAGAACACCGAAACAGGACGAGCCGAGTTTCCGGTATCAGAGACCGTAATCCCTGTTAGTAGGGCTTTAAGGGCAGCCTCTTCGTTTAATACAAATGGCATTATGCAAGCCCCTTACCTTTAGCAGCTTTAGTAAAGTGATTAGCAATGTCGTCATAAGAAATGCTGCTCAGGGTATTCCTGATCATGGGATTAGCAGAAGTATCCTCACCACCAAGTTCCACGTGGTAGGCGTCGTCTGTAATACCTGTTACGGTAGGGACCATGTCCTCAAGGCTAAATCCCAGGTTCTTTGCATGCGGAATATTCAGGCTCTGTAGCTTGGCCTGTTGCTCTGCTTCAAAGTTTGAGATTGACTGCTGTAACGCTGCTATAAAATCGGATCTTGGTGATGTCACTTGCCACGCCTTGAAGCTAGGTATCCTGCAATTAACCCGCCAGCGATTTTAACGTCTGTCTTTTTAGGGTCAGCAGATCCCGTAACTCCACGGACAAATTCACGTGTGTCAGCATCGGACTCATTACGTAAGAGTCGTTGCACTAATAAGATCATAAATCCTCCAGATGAAGGCGCAGGTACAGCAGCAGGGTTCCGGATTACTCCGGCGTCAAGTACAAGGATAAATGAAAAAGCCCCACATAGTGGGGCTAATCCTTACTTCTTTTTCTTCTTCTTTACGGTCTTCTTGACCTTCTTGGCTAGTTTGGCATCGTTCTTTTCATCCTGCTCTTCAAAGGCTTTTCTTTGAGCTGGAGTCATGCCCTTTTCAAACTTACTATCCTTGTGAGCCATTAGATCCGCCCTTACCGCAGGTGCAGTTCTGACACTTGCACTCTGGCATTTACTTGCCTTTCTTAGTGGTTGGCTTAGAAGTCTTCTTGCAAGCACCCTTGCAATTAGGCTTTGAGCATCCACATCCACATGCTTTGCACATAGTTATTCTCCCTGTTCGGTTGTTGGGGCTTCCTCTGCTGGAGCCTCTTCTGATGGTGTATCTAAGTCTAATACAAACTCTGGGTGAAGCCCGTCGTCTGTTGTAGCTGCGTCAATATCTGGCATCATCCTGTCTTTCTGTGAGTGGAGTGCCATTTCTTAGCACCCGCTATACCCTGCTGGGGGTTCTTTACCCGACCGTTACTTACCTCGGTTAGATTCATCTTCTTGTGTGAAGTTCCAGACTTTTCATCCGGATGGTTAAGCATAACGTCCCCGCCAGGCTTTTGTGTAACGACGTGCTTTTGACCCTGAATGGTAGCGGTCTTTTTACGAACTTTACTCTTTGGCATAATTATCCTACGTTATAAATAGTTAAGTTGGCTGATGGAGATGCTGGGCGAGTCGGGTTAGTACCAGCCGCTGTAGCAAGAAGTGACATTCCAGAAGCACCTGACCACCAATGAAATTGAATGTAATCATTTGGTACAACAGTAATTGGGGACTCAATGTTT